GGCGGCGGCAACGGCTACGGCTACGGCGACGGCAGCGGCGACGGCAGCGGCAACGGCAGCGGCGACGGCAGCGGCGGGGGATAAATATGAAAAATCCAAAAACACATGAATGCCCTTCGTGCGGATTCAAGCACAAGGTGAAAATTTTCAGGAGAGTGAAAGAATGAGAGCGACAATCAGGAGTGTCGAGCCGATCATGAGGGAAGGAAGGAAAACCTACTACAAGCTCTCGATCGAGGGCGACGATAGGGACTTCTCAAGCTTCGACTCGTTCAAGGACGGTGAGGAAGCCGAGATCGACATCAAGCAGAACGGCGATTTCTGGAATATCAAGCGAATGAAAAAGGACAGCTTTCCGAAGAAAACAATGGAAGCAAGCAGCGGAAAGATCGAGGCGGAACTGCAGCACATCTACGTCGACCAGAAGAGCGACAAAGAACTGCTGACCATGATGGCGTGCAACGCGAACGACAACGCCGTGAAAGTCAATGGTCCCTACGACGAGAAGTTCTTCGATACGATGTTCGATAAAATGAGAAAGGCGGTGGGAATTTGATTTCCCCTTTTTCTTTTTTTATATGCTGCCCCCCGCAGGCAGGTTAAAGACCCGAGCAATTAGTATCTTGTGACTCTATCTATAATTACAAAACATATAGTTGCGACCACTACCAGGGAAATTAATAAAAGCGCATCTGATATCATTCCCCATCACGCTCCGATTTTAGTTTTTGTACGAATAATTCTGTAATCTTTATGACTTCAAGTTTGGTAAAGGTCATTTGTCCGGGTACGAATATTTCAGTGTTTTCAATGATCTCAGTCGCCTTGTCGAAGGCTTCTTGGCGGGCTTGTTCTCCCTTATCCTTTAAATGTCTCAAATACATTTCTTTCCATTCTTTATCTTTGCTTTCTTGTCCTGCTTTGAAACCATTCCATCTTGCACACACTACACATGATTTATTTCCATTTTTATTATGAAAACTTTGACAAGGTTTTATCTCTTCAATCTTCTTTTCTTGGTTCATATGCCCAACCCAATTACCAAACCTAAAAGAATGCCTGCTGCCATCCCCATGATAAAGTCATTGCCGCTTATCATTTTCTTATCAGCTCGTAACGGATTGCATAGTGGTCGCTTCCTATCGGCTCGAGCCAGTTGCGCCTCAGCAGGGCGTCAAGCAGAATGTTTTCCTTGAGGCCATACGTATTGGCAAACAAAGCTATCACTTTGACAAGCGCCCTGGCGCTGATCTCGGCTTTATGGCCCCGGTATTTGCTACGCAAATGCTTCATGAAGCGGGCGCAGATCCAGTCGAGATTGTCTGCTGGGCCCACAGATTTGCGCGTTTTCATCCCCGAACACCCCACAGGATGCCGATAAGGACAATGCCGGCTGTGAAGCCCCAGACGAAACCACACCAAAGGCCGTATTGCATGTCTTTGCTCATAAAACCACAAACGTACCAGGTGCGTTGCCCAGGCCTATTATTTTGAGGTCGGCCATATTTCGTATATGATTTCTGTGCAGATACCGATTCCCCGTTATGAACTGCGCCAATAGGGCATTTAGAGGGGCTTCTGGAAACTGTCCGTCACCATATTCACGCTGTAGCGATTGAGCTATTGTTTTGTATTGTTCGTAGGTCTTTGTTGTCATTTTCTATTTCCTCCTTTTGTTTTTTATAATTTTGATCGTGGCATATCAGTTCTCTATGGCAGCGGCCACATAGAATGAGATGTCGTATGTGAATGATCATTGGTTTAAGGGCTTTCCATCCGCATGCACAGAAACACCAGTGTTTTTTAATATCATTGCTATCTCCTACGTATTCTTCATCTTCGAATTCAATGATTCTTTTCATCTATTATTATTCTTCACATAACTATTTAAAGAAATAATAATAAATAAAAAGAAGACCTAAAGACATAATGAAATATTAAAAGCTACTCCTAGTAGTAGTAGTAGTAGGTATTGAAGATCGGTCTTATATATATAGGGCTTGTGTTTTTTATTATTTTATTCTTTATTATCTCTCAGTGACTTCTCCAAATGGCACTGATAACAGAGCAACTGAAGGTTAGAAAGGTTAGGATGCCGGAGGTCGCGCTCTCGCTCTGCCTTGTCCTGGGTACGAATAGGGACGATGTGATCTATCTGCAGTGATATATTACTACCACATCTAACGCACTCAGCACCTAGATGTTCAATGATTATTGCGCGAGCGGATTGCATATTTCGTCCCTATTTGGTTGTATCACAAAAGGCCGCCTTTTTCCATGGGAGCGGGGCACCCTGCGTCTCACCGCGCCGCATAAATTTTTATACCTCGGAAAGAATATATGCGTATGGTAACACAGGACGAGCTCCGTGAAGCCGCGAAAGACATGGGCATCGATTTCTACGATTGGCAGGAAGAAATAATCTGGGATCGCGAGAACAAAAAGATTCTCATGAACTGCGGAAGAAAAGTCAGCAAGACGACATGCGTCGAATTCAGGCAGGCGACGCGCCTGGCGAACGACGACATGAAAGCGTCAGGCGTAAGAGGCGGCCTCGCAATCTGCGGCGACGAAACGGAAGGCGCGCAGCTCATTCTCCAGGGCGTCGCTGACGTCCTGGAAGTCCTCGGCTGGACATACACGAATGACCGCGCAAAGAAAAACATGGACAACAAGATTTTCTACCTCACTCGCAACGAAATCCAAATGCCGAACTGGAACCGCTCCCTCGTGCTGACCTCGAAGTGGGGCGGCCGGACGGTCAGGAAATATTCGTTCTACGAGATCGACGTCGATGAAGCCGACCTGATACCGAACGAGGCGCAGTTCTACGCGGCCATTCACCCGAGCCTCGCAAGATACAACGGCGTCTTCCTGCTCGAGAGCACGCCAAACGAGCAGGGCAACCGCAAGACTTATTTCGCAAAGGCTTTCTTCGGCAACGAACCCGGCTGGAAGATATACCACATACCGACGACCGAAGTCCCGCACATAAGCGCGGAATGGATCAGGAACGAATACCAGGGCAAGGCCCGCGAGTACGCGCGCGAAATACTCGCCGAGTACGTCAGCGACATCGGCGCCGTTTTCCCAAGCGAAGTTATAAACGGCTGCTTCACAGAAGAACCAATTTCATGGGAAGGAACAGCCTTTATCGGCGCGCAATACGCGAGTTTCCAAAACGATACGAGCGTGATAGCAGAGAACTTCTTCCATGATGGCATTTCCCACATCCGGATCGGCCTGATACCCCACCTGAACAAGCGCATTACCGAGGTCGAGAACGAGATAGTGACCATGGTCACGAAAAGCGGCATTTCCCGCGTCGTTATAAACACGACGATGGGAACGGCCCCGCTTCAGAGCATGGCTGAGCTGATCGGGCCCGATATGGTTGTCGGCGTAGCCAATCACGACATCATACAGGAAATGGAAGGCGTCCGCAGGAAATACATGAAGGAAGACCTCTATGTTAACATGCTGAAACTCATGGAACGCCGCCAGGTCCGCTTCGACGACCGCCGGATCGTCGAAGCTTTCATGGACGTCAAGCACGACTACAGCAAGCGCAGCAAGCAGGTCTACATAATCGGCAATGACATCACGGATGCCATAGTGCGCGCAGTCTTCCCGATCTGGGGACGCTCGGAATGGCTAGGCACCGAAAAACCCAAAATTATCTTCCAAAAGTATAAATAAAAGCCAAAAGAATGATATTTATGCCTGCAATGAAGAACTATTCTGTTATCGATAGCGAAAGCACGAACATCCAGGAAGCCGCGGACCAGGGAAAGATCATCCTGGCGCTGAATGGGTGATTTCATGGCAACTGCTATTGAAGCGCGACTCAATAAGATAGAAGGATTGATACGCGTATTATTGACGAAAGTCACCACATCTGGAGGCAGCGGCGACGTAGTCGGGCCAGGATCAGCGACAGACGACGTTCTCGCAGTCTTCAACGGCGTGACAGGAAAGCTCATCAAAAACAGCGCGATTGACAAGGACGTCGTCGTTACGCTCACAGGCACGCAGACGCTCACAGGCAAAAGCATAGCGGAAACGCAGCTCACGTTTACGGACATCACGACGAACAACGCCAGCGCGTCAGCGCACGGCTTCGTGCCAAAATGGCCGAACAACACGACAACGTTTTTCAGGGGCGACGGAACTTTCGCAGCGCCAGCAGGCGGCGGGGACAATATCAGCAATATTAGTTTCGTGAACAAATCCGACGCCAGCTTCACGACGACAAGCGGCACGTTCGTCGACGTCACGGGCTTGAGTATCACGGTGACGACCGGGGCGAACCGCGTTCTGTTGATGTCATCGTTCTCAACGGAAATAAGCACAGCGTCGTATGAATGCTTCACGTTCGACATAGACGGCACGGACGTCGGCGGCTCGAACGGGCTGTTCAGGCACCAGCTTCCGAACGCAAACCAGCCGATAGCCGTATGCATGTACTATCTTACAAACACGCTGTCGGCCGCGTCGCACACGTTCAAGGTCAATATGTTCGCGGCGAGCGGATACACAGGAAAAATCATAGCGTCTACGACAGACAGCCATGCGCTCTTCTTCGCGGTGGAGTTGATAGACTAATGCCAGACCTCAAAATTACAGGGAAGAACGCGAACGCGGGAGAGGTGGACGCGGAACTGAGAAAAGCGGGAATACCGATACGCGCAGTTTCATGCAGCGAGAACCACACGGATCCGTCAAAGGGAATTATAATCATACATTTTCCAGCCGGCGAAACGCGCACGCTCGAGGAGCTGGCGCAGCTTGTAGCGCCGCCGCTGATTAAAAATTTCAAAGGCTCGGAGCTGCTGAAAACAGAAAGTATCCAGGGTGAAAAGCAGGTATTCGCAGCACTGACGGACGCGCAGAAGATAGTGGAGCTTGCCAAAAGACAGGGGTTGATTTAATGCTGACGCCAGGAGAAAAATCTGCGGTAATAAAGGAAGTCGAAAAAGCGCGCTTTGCAGAGCAGGTCAAAAAGGCTATAGTTCTGGCTGAAACAAACAAACAAAATATTGAAACGATGCTTGCGGAGCTGGTGAAATAATGGCAAGCAATAAAGGATACACAACAGCAACAAAAGTGAAAGACGTCATGGCGGGGAAGGTTGCCGGCTATTTCACGGACGCGATGATAGACTCGGCGATAAACAGAATCGAGGGCGTGATAGATAGCAAGCTCAAGATCGGCTCGGAAACGGGCGCCTACTCGCTGACATGGGCAACAGGAAAATCGCCGCACTGGATAATTGAAGGCGCAGCGACATACGGCGCGGCATTGCAGCTCTGCGGCGCTTCGATAGCATCCTGGAATTCCCTTGATGACATAGTGAATGCACAGAATGTTTTTTCATATATGCTTAAATTTTTCATGGATGCGATAGATTCGCAGGAAGAATCGGATCACATCCTGGCGCAGTGATGAAAATGGCAAAAACCGAAGGTTCTGTAAGGCCTGTTTTCACCAGGCCGCGACTGACAAGCACGATACTCAAAACGCTCTTCAAAGAGCGGGGCGTGCTTTATAATGGCGGCGTCGGGGACATGCTGACATATACCTTTACGCCGGCACAGCTTCATACGAAAGACGGCGTTGTCGTCGAGCTTATTTTTGAATTCAATGGCGACACTGAAACATCCGCCGAAAATCACACGTTCAGCATCAATCTGAACAGCGTCGAGAAACAGCGCGTTATCGGGATGAACGACACGACGACAGGCAGCGAGAATTTTACGTTGTCGTGCCTGATAAATGACAACAACATCACCAACACCGTGCTTATACAGCGTGAAACCGGCGGAGCCAATAACAGCGTTATACGAGGCGTCGAATGCGTGGCGAGGATCGTGGAATAGATGGTAAGCGAAACAGAATATGACAAGAACCAGACTGCGTACAGGCAGCAATCAGCGCAGCAATCGCAAAGAAACACTGAATCGACAGGGGCGATGTTTGGTTTTGATGCGCCCTCGCTCGGAATAAAAGGGCCGCTTGGCTCAGGGCAGGAAGGTATCGGAATACCTACTGATCTCACGAATCCGATAGATGTCGGATTATCCGCACTTGGCGCTGGCGGTTTCGGGCAGGTATTGAAAGCAGGCGCCGCAAGGAGCGGAGTAGACGCAGCAGCCAGGACGGTTTATAAAGCGTTGATGAAAGCCGGCCTGACAAAAGAACAGGCTGTAAGCGGATCGAGTCAGGCCGCCATGATAATCAAACAGATGGGAAAAAGCGGCAGTACAGATGTGGCTGCCGCTGTCGACCGTGCCGCTTTCCTTGGCGCAATACGGGGCGGCATCGACAAAAAAGCCGCCTCCGCAATAGGCATCAATGCGGCCAAGATGTTCAAACAAGCTCCAGCAAAGGCTACTGTGGCATCGACCGCGGCGAAATTCACATCCTTCGGCGGCATCCTGGCAAAATTCAAGGGGCAGGGGCTCGGCCTTTTGGCTGGAGCAGCATTCGCTCCGATATCCCTGATATTTGCTGATTACCTTAGCGACAATCTGGATTTGAGGGACGCGCAGGCCCGCGTAGCGATAGAATTTTACAGCGAAGGAAAACTGACAGAAGAAGAACTTAACCAGAATATAGAAAGCCTGGGATTTGGCGAGCCGATAACACGCTCTTATAAAATAACTGCAAAGGAAGAAAAATCCAAAATAGAATTTTATGCCGGTCTGGGCCCGGATATAGGAATCGAGCAGCTGCCAGAAGAAGGGACACGGGATTTTGCCTTGCGCGTATTCGGCGAATCCAAACAACAGGCCGAAAAAGACAGGCAGGAAAATATAAAAATGCAAGAAGAAAAAGCGTCAGCGCAGAAAGAAGCAAGGCTCGGCCCCTTCCCGAAAATGAGCATAAAGAATCTTCCAGATGAACAGCTCGAAACGATAGGAAGATTGAGCAGGGAATTCGAGGCCGCGCCGGAAACATTTTCGCCAGGCGCAGCGCAGCTGACGGAAGACGTGCTTGAATCGGAGATGCGGCAGCCTGAAATGCCTCTTAAAAGGCTGGAAAAACCGGCAGAAGCACCGGGATTGCCGCCGGATCAGCGCGCAGCCGTTCTCGCAGCGAAAACAGGACTGCCGGAAGGTCCTCCAGGCCCAGCCCCTCCAGGCATGGTCTGGGATCCGGTTCTTAAAAAGTGGGTGAAGAAATAATGGTATGGATAACAGCAGGCAGCGTAAACGATGAATTCACGCAGCACGAGAGCTACTATCAGACAAAGTACGGCGTGTGGAACGGCCTTGTTTCGCGAAATCCGGTATTGCGCCAGATCATAGACATACGCGCGGCGTCAGTGTTCAGCTCGTGGATTGTGAAAGGCGCGCACGAGAAACAGGCCACCAAAATACTTAACGAGATGAAAGGCCGCAATCACGAATCCTTCAAGCAGATCATGGCAAACATGTACCGCGTCGCTTACATTTGCGGCGACGCGTATGCAGAAAAAATATATGAAGGCAAGCCGGAAGACGGGAACCTGATCGATCTCGAGATACTGCCCTCGGATAACATAAGGCAGGCCGTCAAGAAGGGAAAAATCCTGCGCTTCGATGAAATAGACGGCAGCGCGAAATGGGAGCCCTGGCGATTGCTGCACATCCGCTACAATCCGCGCGGCGCGATGACGCACGGAATCGGCATGGTCGAGTCGATGAACAACGGCCTTATCTCCCGCGAGCAGATGATGCAGATAGGGCAGGAAATCTACGAGCGCATGAGCAAGCCGCGAGAGCTGATACTGGCAAAGACCGACAACAAAGAAAAGCTGAACATGATACGCGATGCGATCAAGGAAGCAGGCGACACATGGTCCGGAATAGCGGTATTGCCCGCGAGCATCATAGAGGACATAAAGGACATCCAGCTCTCGGTTTCATTGAAGCCCCAGGAATGGGTTGACGTCCTGGACAAGGACATTTTTAAAGCTACTGCCACCCCTGAAATAGTCCTTGGAACCGGCTACTCAACTAGCGAAGAGGACGCGAAGACGAGGATAGCCGGTTTCATGGGCTCTATCCGCTACGACCAGGAGATGTTCGAGGAAGACATACGCATGCAAATTTTCACCGAACTATGGCCGACGAGTCCGCCCGAGATAGAGTTCAGTTTCACGCAGGAAGCGTATGATGCGATGTTCAACAGGATCATGTCAGCCATGCCGGTCATCGAGGGCCTGCAGATCGTCGCGCCCGACAACAAGGAAGCGATAATAAAAGAGATGCTCAAGGAGTCGGGAAGGATTACTTAATAGTGGTGATTTAATGGAACCTACAAACGAGCCAGGCCCGGCACAGGGCAATAGGAAACTCGAAGCGGCAGTCGATGGCAGCCTCGAGCGCGACTATCAGGAATACCAGAAGAAGGAGCAGGAAAGAGTGGCCGTCGAGATGCAGAATGAGGCGAAACTCGCCGCTGAAAAATTTGCGGATATCCAGAAGCTCGGCTTCCTGACGAAAAAAGACATCGAAGAGCACGACAAGAACCTTTTTGGAAAGTTCGTAAGCGAACTCGAAGCCATGCGCCAGGAGAATGTCAAGCTGCGCGAATGGGTGATGCGCGCGAAAGCCCAGGGACTCAACAGCGGAGCCACTGACGACAAGCCGAAGGATGAAACCACGCTGAAATCGCACGATCGCTTCAAATGGTAAGTATATATAATAACGGCGTTATAAAAACAGCATGGCAAATGAAGCGAGAGTTTTCGCCGAGGGTGTGGATCAGGTCATTGTCAGGCAGTTCACAGTCGCCGACGCGACCGCACTTCCAAAAGGTACTTTAATGGTGAGCTCCGTCGCGACTAACAGGACGGCAGTTGTTCATGCTTCTTATAGGCAGAGGCCGCTCGGCTTCACGGTTTCTTCCAAAACTGCCAGTGATGGCCAGACCGAAATCGGCCTCCAGAGAACGGGCGTTGTAAACGCATACGTTGACGGAAATGCCGAGGCCGGAATGATAGCAGTTCTCGGAACGACGGCAAACCGCGTAAAAGCCCTTACCGATAATAACATTTCCGCTTATGAAGATATGCAGGCCGTGCTCGGGCGATTCATTGAAAACGCCGCAGATGGCGAGCAGGCCCGGGTCGCGCTGACGCTTGGATGATATTTATGTCAAAAGAAGAAGCCCCTTTAACGACCGCGGAAAAGCAGGTTGCTATTCGAAGAAAGAGAAGCACGGCTGAAAAGGTGTTCAGGAAATTTACGGCAGCTAACGGAAAGCTGGAAGCTGGCGCGGGTAAAGGAAAAGAGCCTAAGCCGTGGTGCGATTGTCATAACAGGAATCCGTGCCCTATAGATGTGGAGTTGAGTAGCTAATGGCAGGCCCATACACACCAGGAAACATTGAACTCGTAACGACAAATTTCAATCAAAACGTTCACAACATAGCGCTGGCGAAGACCATCATGAAAGATATTGTCCTCGTGCAGAGAAGCACTTCAGGCATAGAAAGATTTTACAAAGAATCCGTGACCGAGCTTGTGCATAATGCCGATATCCCACGTGATGCTGAATTCTTTTCCGATCAGGTCATACTTGACGATCTTGATATCCGGCCGAAAAAGCACGGCATGGAATCGAGGATCGCATGGGAAGACACCATCGTTGTCGGCCCGAATATGACTGAGAGGACAACGATAAGAATCGCTAACCGCGTGGCGCGCAGCGTGAACACACGTATTTATAATGTTCTAACGGAATCGCAGTCGGCAGTCCTCATTGAAACGCTTGCGACATCCGCAACATGGGACAACGCAACGCGCGCAAATAGAATTCCGCACGAGGATATAGCAGAAGCAATATCCGTTGTGACAGATTCCGAACTGCAAGTATTCCAGCCTGATACTCTTTTCTTGAATCCGAAACAATATGCCTTTGTACGAAGCAACGACTACGTCATGTCTTCTTTCGACTCGAGCTCGCCTGAGCTCATGGAGCGCGGCGTGATGGGAAGGCTGTTCGGCTTGACAGCAATCCAGAATCCCGTAGTCGCCGCGGACAGCGCGGCTATTGCCGATGCGAAGAAGGCCGTTACATGGGCCGAAGTCGCAGGGCTGACAACGAACGTCGAAAACCACCCGGGCAAATATATCGCTCTTTCAGCATGGGAGTTTGGAAATGCAGCGCTCGTGAATCCGAAGGCCGTATGCCTGATTACGAACACGGATGCGTGATGTGATGCTCGCGAAATTGCTTGCAGCTCCCGAACTCATAAATACGAAGCTGGGCAAAATAATGCACGGCTCGGGAAAACTGATAATGCGGAAATGTATCAGGATGGTGCACGGCCATTACAAGCCCGTGCTGGAATACAAAAAAGAAAACGGATGGATCAAGGATCATGTCGCGGCGCAACAGGAAGCGTGGGATTTCATCGTCAATCTCTACAGGCATCCGATCAACAAGCACGCTGGCGGATGGCCTGAAGGCGGGGACGATGGGAATAAGATCATGTTTGAGGGCGCACTTGGAGTGTTCTGGCTCATGCAGGACGAGGACAGCGCGTATGACATCCCCTGGCTGCTCTACATGAAATGGATTCACGAGCACTGGGACAGGTTCGAGCAGAGCGCAGAGCACGCTTACCAGATAATGAACTTCCCGAACATGTACAGGGACATGATAGAATGGAGCAAGCCGCTTCCCCTGGACGACGGCAAAGATTTCGACGACGACATCGATTACGTCGCGGCCGAAAAAAAACTGATAGGTGATAAAAATGGCATGGGGAACAAGAGCTAACGCACATGTAAAGATAACGGCGAATCCTGGCACGCTCGCAGGGGCATTTACGCGGCGATTTCCTGGATCGAGGCGTTCATAATGTTAAACATCCTTACGCAGCCAAACAACAGGACGGCCGGCAATCCGGCTCCGACGGCAAAAAAATCTATCAGGGACATGCTGATTGATTCAGTAGTAGTGGGCACGTTAGCGGCTGTGCCCGCGTACGCCCTGGGCAGCTTTAATTTCGAGCCGGTCGCCGTGACGTTCGTCCTGGCGTTCTTCGTGCAGCTCGCCATCGAGCGCGGCGTCCGCAAGTAAACCTCCATGTGCAGTTTCTAAAGTTTTAAATATATGTAATGTTATATTACATGAGGTGATATAACATGGGAAAAAAAAGATATGTGATAGCAAGGACGTACAGCGCGGGCGTGTTCGCTGGAAACCTTGAGGACTTGGAAGGAAAACACGTCGTCCTTTCGGACGCGCGGAGGCTGTGGTACTGGAAAGGGGCCGCGTCGCTTAGCCAGCTTGCGGTTGATGGCGTGAAATATCCGGCCGAATGCAAGTTTCCCGTCGCCGTGCCCAGAGTCGAACTGACAGAAGTGATCGAGCTTCTAGACGTTTCCAAGAACGCCGAGAAAATAATCCGAGGTGTTCCCGTATGGCAGATATAGATGACGGCTACGGCGACGGCTACGGCAACGGCTACGGCTACGGCAACGGCTACGGCAGCGGCAGCGGCGACGGCTACGGCGACGGCGACGGCAGCGGCTACGGCTACGGCGACGGCGACGGCTACGGCGACGGCAGCGGCAGCGGCGGCGGCAACGGCTACGGCTACG